CTCCCCAGCTGCGTTTGCAGACCTAGTCTACTAGGTTCTCTGTCGAAGGAGGTTACCCTCTCATGTCGTTGTACCGTTATAGAACTCGTCTCTATTCTGGAGACGACTCTAAATATCAGACTGATTTTTGGGTTATGAATGAGCATGATAAAGATCATCCTCCTACATATTCATATAATCATTCTGATCCTTTGCTTGATTTATATGGTAATGGAGATATCACTGACTATAATAATAGGCGTGATTCTCTCTATCACCAGTCTAAATCGATACGATCTGGCTATTCCAATGGCCAGTCTCTTAATATCGGTCGTCACAAAATATTTTGTCCTCCGACTCAGTTACCAGCTAATGGTATCTGTTCGGGAACAGATAAATTGGATTATCGATTCGGAGATGGTTATCGTATCACAGGTAGTCTCGCGGTCGACGCTCGCAATTATCTAGACGTTCTGCCTAGATCTTGCTTTGTTGACGATGATGGGAACTTTATTGATCCCATCTTCTCCGATCCATATGCTATTAATAGCTATTATGCTCGGGCTCGACATGACCTCCGTCCGGACCTCCCTCGGTTCCAGCTCTTTCGAGAGCTGGGTGAACTTAAGGATGTCCCTGATCAGATCAAAGATCTGAAACACGTTATCGAGAATTTTAAATCTATTCACGGTAACGCTAAACAGTATCTTGCTGTTCAGTTTGGATGGCTGCCACTCGTCTCTAGTATTCGCCAGTTTATTAACTTGCGTAATAATTTAGACAAGTACCTAAAGCAATTGCTTCGGGACAATGGTAAACCTGTTCGTCGTAAACGTAACTATGTTACGCACGACAAATCCAAACAAGGAGTAACTCGTTCGTTCTCTACCGGAGACGGTATTGAACTCTGGGAACATCCCTTTTTAGAGCTGTACCCCAGATTGTCGTTTTATCAAGGATTTGATCCTAATTTTAGGATTACATCCGAGTATAAAACGTCATATCGAGTGTGGGCATTTGGTACATCTATGTACCAACTTCCCTCAGGACCACATGACATGGCTTATATGTGGAAATTAACCGAACGATTGGCTAATTTTCGCATTACTATAGGTCAGGTTTATGATCTTATTCCTTGGACTTGGCTTATTGACTGGTTTACTACACTTGGTCAAATAGTTCATTCTTTTGACCCTGGTGTAGCTGATCAATTTGCTTATAGTGAGTTTTATCTCATGGGAGAACGTTTGTCCTCCCTTGACCTCACTATAAGCTTTGACTCGATGGATGCTATATCCGGCGAGACAGTCAATACGCAGGCGACATGCCGGCATGAATTCGTCAGTAAACTGAGGAATCCGTCCGGTCCCTTCGACTATACTGGAGATAATGCTCAACAAATGAGCCCTTTCCAGTTATCCATTCTTGGAGCACTTGGAATTACCAAGTTTCCTCGGGTGGCTAGGTCAATATGACCGCTGTCCACGTCGTGAGACGTCGACTTTCTCCCTTAGAAAGAAGGAGCTTCCAAGATGTTGCCTGATCCTATTACATTCACCCTTGACTCTGGTGCAACTAACACCGACTTTATCCGTACTGGTACGGGTAATGGCGTTGGTACTTTCACCTCGTCAAATGGCTTGAACGTTGTCACGACTCGTCAAACTTCGACGAAATCACGACTTCGCCGGGAATTTCGGTTGACCACCGACAAACTGTCGGCAGATCCTCTGGATCCCAGTGTAAATGTATCTAAGAGTACTTCGGTGTATCTCGTCATTGACGAGCCCATCGTCGGATTCTCTGATACAGAGCTCGGGCACATGATCGATGCGATTAATGCGGCGATGTCGTCGTATAAAACGCAAATTCTTGTTGGTGGTTATTAACCACTAGCTCGAATATCGGTCATGTTCATTTTGGACGGTTCTACTCACCCCCTTAACAGGAGGAAGTAGTGGAAATACCGACCATGCTCTCGATGGAGCTGACTAGTAATCTAGCCAGTGTCCTAGGTTGGTCTGCAACGCGTGATCTTTTAGTGATAAAAGATCGTTGTAAACACGAGGGTTTATCGTTTTTAACGATTACCCTTCCCATCCTCAGCGATGCTCTCGAAAGAGGGCTTGAGGAGGGACGTTTAACATGTCCTACTAGTTTTAGTAGACATGGAGCTCTCCCCCGATTTCTCGGAGGTTTGTTCAAACGTGTGTTTTCTCCAAGTGGAGTTGTCCTTCCTGAGCCTTGCGTTGATAGCATTTCTGCTATCAGGCAAATCTGCCGCTTCCAAAAGAAGCTTAGGATTGGGTGTTCTCCTTCTCGTGAGAGAAGTGCTACACTCAGATTCAAGAAGGTTGAAGAGGAGCTCTTCCATGTTTCGACGTCCCTTCGGGTACGTGAGGATTTCGTCCTCGACAGTGTTTCTTCGGTTCTTTGGTCTCAGGTTTATCCTGAGGTCGATCCCGAAGACCTTGTCTGTAAACATGGGCCTGGAGTTACCGCCGATAGAAAGTCAGCCAATGGCCGACTATCCATCGATTATTGGTACGATAGGTTTGAGCATACTTTTCCTGTTTCTTTGCATGCTTTCCATAATTTTGGAGCGTGGTCAGATCAGGAATGTATCTCCAATGATTCAGGTCATACCATACGTGAACTAGGTGTCTCTGATGAGATTCCTGTCCGCGTAGTGTTCGTACCTAAGACATTGAAGTCCCCTCGAGTGATTGCAATCGAACCATCGTCCATGCAATATGTGCAGCAATCTATGATGCACTACATGGTGACTCGGTTGGAATCTCACCCTCTTACTCGGAATTCCGTTAGGTTTTCTGATCAGAGTGTGAATCAATCACTCGCTCAATCAGCATCTATTGATCGACGTCTCGCGACGATTGATATGTCTGATGCAAGTGATAGAGTTTCTCTATCTCTTGTACAGCGTATCTTTAGATCTTCCGGTATTATAGAATATTTGGAAGATGCTCGATCACTTAGTGCTGATTTACCCGATGGTTCTAACGTTGTTCTGTCTAAGTATGCTTCTATGGGTTCAGCTTTATGCTTTCCCGTAGAAGCTTGTGTATTCTATACACTTTTACTTAGTGCATTGCATACGTTTGATCGGGTTCGCCCATCTACGCGTTCTATCAAACGTTATTCACGTTTGATAGATGTGTATGGCGATGATATTATCATCCCCGTACACTATGTAGACTTCGTAGTTGGTTACCTTGAGAGCTATGCTCTCAAAGTGAATGAGGGCAAGTCTTTTCGGAATTCACTATTCCGTGAGTCTTGCGGTGGAGATTTCTTCAACGGCATATCAGTTAAACCTGTATATGTCAGAGAAGACTTCACAAGTCTCCCAACTACTTGGACGCCAAATCAAGTCATGTCGGCCGTCTCTCTCGCAAACCAGCTTTACGAAGCCGGTTATTGGAAGGTATGCCAATATGTCCGTGATTTGGTTGAAACTGCCGTTAAGAGTCGTGTCCCTGTTTGTCAGTTTCCTGGCAGCGGGGTGTACTTCTCTTCACGTCTGTCCACCACCCAGTGCTTCTACAACCGTAGATTGCATGGATGGCAGCAGAAGCGAGTTGTGTACGAACCGGTTAAAACCACAGATCGTATGCACTCAGCGGCAGGTGCCTTCAACAAGTGTTTCTCCATAACTAGGAGACACACTTCTGAGGACCCCACGTTTCTCAAGCCTTTGTGGGATATAACCTACCAAGACTTTGAGTCCAGCGTAAAGCGCGGCGGCTTTAGACCGAAACGCCGATGGATCAACGTGAGTTGATGTAGGAATTTTCCTACAGTAGGAGAAGTAAGTTTTG